TGACGCGAATGATGCAGCACACAGAAGCAGGTAACTCCCATCCTGCTACCTTCCAGGACATGATCTCTTCGTAGGTATGAGGAATGAAGCTGTCATCGCTTGCTTGTGCATACTCTTGCCAATTATTGGGAAAGTACTTTTTCTTACCACTCATCTTCTAGGCGTACATCAATAAGGTTTGCATTCTTGTCTTTGGACAACTCAAGAGCAGCCCATGCAGCTGCTTCTGAATTGGGTGCGAGGATGTACCACGTACCTGTAGACAACACAACTTCGTAGTTCTTCATGCAATCCTCATTTGTGGTTATTTGTGTGCTTCTTCAGTAACGCCTTACGTCGTGCTACTGCACGCCTGACAGCTTGGGGCCGCCTGCGTCCTTGATCTTTACGCTTGCCATCGCAAGTCTTATGTATGGAACTGCATTGCATGTTATAAATTCATTGGTACAATGTATGTAATAACCAAACATGTATCCACACGTGTAGACGAATGCAATAGCAGCCGCAATTGTGAGTGTGAATAGCTGTAGGTATTGACCCACAACAATGTCAGAAGGTAATTTCATTGGATTAGTTTTTAAGGCAGAGGAACTTAGCTACCCTTCCCAATTGAGCAGTTAGGTAGTCGACTTGTTCTTGATCGTAGTAACCTGCTGTTGCTTGAGTACGAATACCTTGAGCAACAAAGTCAACTAACTCAAGCCGAAGCTTGCGTTGTTCATCAGTTAGTGCTTTAGCCATTAGTTGTCCTCAAAGTCAAAGTAATAATCAAGCTGTAGCCAGATGTACTCATGTAGCTTTTCAGCTAATACATCATCAGTCTTGCCTAGGTAGCTAGTGAGAGCATCCTTGATACCATCATCAATACACGTCTCAAGTAAGCGTTGAATGTTTAGTTTCATACCCCGTGCTCAAGTGCAGTATCAGAGAAGTCATTGAGGAAGTCATTTACTTGTGACCATTCATCCTCATTGAGGAATTTGCGTGAGTCATCGCAAGTCAACGCATACTTCAATGCCTTCATGATTGGCTTGAACTCATCAGGATATACTTCAACATTGACAGCAACAGAATGGATAGTAGTCATCAGTTATTACGGAAGAAATAGGTACCGTTAGCAGTCTCGATGGTGTTGTAGTCGTAACGCAGGTCGTGATCCCATACGTGTTGCCAATCAACTGCATAGAGAGCAATGTCAGGGATCTGTGCATTCATCACCTCAATGACAAAGTACTCAGCAAACTCTTTCTCAGCGTATGAAGAGTAACTGTCATGCTCCCACTCAAAGGTATCTTCAAATGCCATTGCATCGGTGATACCAATGTCATCAAGCTCATCGATGAACTCAATGATCTCCTCATGTGTCCACTTACTACCAAGCTTGGCATCAATGGCGTCATACAACTCACGCTTGTCTGAATCAAGCGCGTCATACTCAGCATCTGCTACATCGTTATTGGTAGCAGGTTGGATACCCTTAGCGTTGAGTAGTTCGGTGTAGTACTGTGTGTACATAGCCTTACCGTTGTCATAGACATAGCCTGCATCAAGGATCATGTCTGTACGTGTCTTCTCACCACGTATAATAAGTGGCATGTACTCATTCTGATGTGCAACAAGTGCATCACCCTTGAGCATAGGAATAACAGCAGCAGTAGACATAGTGAAGCCTCCGTGAGTGTGAACGTTAGTGAACAGGTTGTGCGAATGAATTAACCTAGAACAACAGCTGTGTGTTCGCTAATAGAAGTGACAATATCTATGTAAGCATTGGGATATCGATCACAGTACCAATCAAGATTCATATCAGCTTCGCTGTATGTCTCAAATGATTCAAGAGCATCCCATGTGCCATCATCGCTAAGCTTTGCAATTGTGTAATTCATACAACCTCCATACCTTGTGCTGCCATCTCATCATTCATTGCTTGAACAAAGAGATGAGAACAAATACCCTCACTCAATAACATTCGTGCAGCGGCGCGTGCAACTGTGTAATCAGCAAAGCCGTACATGTCTTCCTTACTTATTTGCTCAACATCAGCTCGGTTGAATGACACGATGTTGTTAGCAGACAGCTGGAGCTTTTTCTTTTTCTTAGACATGGTGGTTAAACAAACGACATGGCAGGCAGCTGCTGTATTCCTACAGAGTCCTGATTGAATGTGTCCTTATACTTGCGTGCGACATACATCACATCATCAAAGTATTTAGTGCAGACACTTACACATTTAGTAAGCTCATGCTCACTCTTCCATACACCATCAACAGTGCTAACGGTGTAACCATCAAACACAGTGTCAAGGACTTTGATGAACTCATCCCAGTCATTGTTAGTAACTGTGTCTCCATTAGGTATGTTCATACCCATGAACAGTTGATATGTATTCATCGCATTACCTCAGCAGTACCCCACACAGTGCCAGATACCAATAAGAACAAAGCAAGCAAAGTCATAATGTTATACGTGGGTGGATAGGTTAATTACAAAGAGACAAGCTGATGAAGGTTGGTGATCTCACCCTCTACATCATCATTGTTGCAGATGTATCCAACAAGATCATCAAAGTCATAGAATGGATCACCATCAACATCACCATAAAGATCAATGAGGTTGTAGTAAGTACCATCATCATCGGTCTCCTTATTGAAGGAATAGCCCGTGACATCACAAAGAATGTTGCGGACCTGACGTTCGTAGCTAGTCAATTGCATGACGTGTTTACTAATGGACAAGCCGCACTGAGTATCGATTCCACCTCAGACTGCAGCATGATGTGCCATGAACAAACTTATTAAACGCATGTGGCTCTGCGTTGTACTATTGTGTACAGGTTCGTAGTGTCTGGTCGGGTTGCAACCATATCTACACTTCGCGGGATCGCTCGCACCGCTAGTTCCGTCTTGTGACGAACCGACTATTTAATTGTCAAGGTGCTGGTGGTGTGAACCGGGTCTCCTGTCCCCCACCGATGAACCTACCATACCATAGTGGACAGGTTGTGTCAATCTCAGGAACCCAGTGGATCCGTGTAAGCCACTAATTGATGCTATCAGCAGTTCTTATCGGTACTCATAAGGCGGGCTTATGGTTGATGAGTATTAGACAGTGCTGGTGTATTTGTATAGGCGTGCGTGAGTGTGAACACTATATGTGGTGTGTCAATGTGTTACAAACACTAGAGGCCATACAGATCAATTCATATCTACCGATACGTATTCGTATCACATTGTTGAGAACCATTCTCAATAAGCCAACGCTTCGCTTTACTATCTAGGTGCGTGGACTCGACTACATATCTAGGGCGTCCTGGATACCGACGCTATGCCTATTCTTATAGACCGCCACGGGGGGACTTGCGCCGCCCCCAGTCGATATAAGGCTTCAGAAAATTATGTCAAAAATAAAGACCCCCCTAGAACGCTCTATAAGGGCCTTATTTCTCATCATACAGTTCAGTATACCAAGGAGCAGTTAAACGCATCTCAGGGAGGCTTGTAGACGTCTCTGAGATGCTTTCCGTATAAACCGGAGACACCATATCAGGCATAGGTATTTCATGAAGCGTTTCATACTCTTTAATCGCTTCATCAACTTCCACCTTAACCCTAGCATCAATCATCTGTCCTTCTATCCAGACAAGCACCCCAAGCAGGAGATGGTCCAACCAGACCACACCTGTCTGCCAATGTCTAAACAGAATCCTAAACTCTTCCAGCTTTAATCTTTGCTCCACATCGCTTCACTCACTAAGGGAAGGTGCTGATACAACAGGTCTTGCACTTGACCTGCTATCTGTGCATGTTCTTTTTGCGTACCATTACTAGTTCGCAGATCACAATAATGCAACCAAGATCTAATCGTACCATTCATGTACAGCTTAGTTGGTGCTGCCATGGGGAGTACTTCTCTAGCACATTCTTTAGCTACCCCAGCATCAATCATATCTCCATACAGTCGATAAGCATCACAATAATGTTTAGCTATTTCAAACTCAAACTTTTTAGCCATTACTTCATCAAGATTATCAACACTATTCTGTCTATTCTTTGGATCCTGTGTCCTAAGCTGAGGAATCACAGCCATTTCAGTTACAGGTGCATACCGTTGACTAAACTCTTGAAAGCTAAAGCTACGATGCCTAAGGATCTGAGCTGCAATACTACGTGTAGTGTTGATCTCTACGCACATGTTAACCATCTCAAAAGGAGACCAGTGTTGATGGTCAATGAGATACTTAATCAGACGAGCACTAGTCTCAGTGTTGTTCTGATTAGATGGGTTAGATACACGTGCCATATAGCTGATCAGTTCTTCAGCATTAGGAGTGATGTGGACTAGAGATACTGTCATAGGTGGGTTAAGGGGTGGGAGTGACATATTCTCTACTGCCTCCCACGCCTTCGGCTGTGGTCGAGAGGAGGAGTACTCAGTAGTTAGAAGGAGGTGGAGTAGATGAATGAACTAAGAGGGAGATGTTTGTCTTTGTTCCCTCACTGTTCATTAGAAAGGGGAAGATGATCAAGACAACTTGTTTGTCTTGGAGTCTTCCCCCGTACAGGGGTCCGGTCCACCCTTCCATCCCCCTGTATACATGACGGATCGGTCCAAATCCATTGCAGCGCAAGGGAAGTGGATGTGTTAGATTTTTACCCAAGTTGTGACACTTCTAGGATTGGTTTTACCTCTAGCTTGTTGTCTTTGATCAAGGTTAAAACCAAGCACAAGATGGTTGGTAGCAGCTTGAGGATCATCTATAAATGTCTCAAGCATGTCTTGCCAGTCTTGCTGTTTTCTTGTCTTTACTGCCTCATTGGCAGAGATAGACATAGCATCTGTGAAGTACTTAACACCTTGAGCAAGGGAGTCAAGTCTGTCGTCGTGTTTAACAGCGCCTTTCTCCCGACACATACGACTCATCTGGTAGAAGAGCATGTACAGGAGTCTGAGTTCTGGTGCTTCGTCTTTATTAGAAGCGTAGTCCCATTCAACGACACCACGATCAACGATAAGTCTGTGTTGGTTTAACACTGGCTCAAGGGTATCAATAATACGGTCTTCTTTTCTGACATTAGCCCGTACTTCTTCTACGTCTATTGCTTGTTTGGTTTGCTGGAGATGTTTCTTGAACAGCTCTGCGACAATACCGTCTCCGAAGTTAGTTTCGACAAGAAGCTTGGTAACGTTATAGCGCCTACACCCACGAAGGATGTCAAGAAGTGTACTGTCGCTATAACCGTCGCGATACGCTCGTACTTCGTGAATGTAGAGAAACCCATTGCGTTGACTTATAAAGGTGGCTGCTGTTTCGTCTGTGCCTCGACCTGACGGGTCAACGCTGCATATCGTTTCAGTGTACGGACCCCACTCTCCTTGTAGCTGCATGGGCGAATAGAAATAATCACCCGGTAAGCCAACCGTAGGCAAATCCTTGAGAAGATTACGAGGGTCACTGCACCACACAACAGCATCCGGCGCCTGAGTCGGGTTGACAGAGGTGATGATGAGATCTGAGAATTTAAGTGGGAACTTTTCTGCATCACTAAGGGTTGTATCAAGTTGGAACTGCAACATAAAGTTGCTTCGACCCATAGCTGCTTCACGTTCTAATAGGTCATCACTACTAAAGCGATCAGAGTCAGTAGGTTCCCATTCCCCTGCACCCATCTCTATGTCTTCTACGATCTGTGGTGCTAGAAGACCTTCGTATTGGGAGAGCTTGTCCTTACGTGGGTACCGTGATGGCCAAACAAATGGACGATAGTTACGTTCGGCTAGCTTTCGGTAGACAGTGAAGGTAGTCTGTGGGGTGCCAAGGTACATAATGCGCGAGTCTTTCTTGGGTGTCAGGATTGACTCCGCTTCTGTACACAACTGCAAGAGCTTCTCTCGCATCATCTCGGTCATCGAGTTACCAGGCACTTCGATGTCATCGAGAATCATCAGGTCAGCACGAGAACCAGTTAGCTGACCCGTAATACCGACAGACTTAACAGAAGGTGCTTGGTGTGGTGAGCAGTTAACGTCAAACGAGATACGACTCCAACGACTGTCTTCACTTTTAGGTCGTAGGTGAGCTAACCAAGGGGTTTCAATGATCAGCTTCTGAAGGAAGATGGACATGTTATCTGCACGTTCCTTAGAAGCCGAGATAATCATGATCTTCTTTTCAGCGTCGTTGAACAAGGTCCACAACACAAACGCTCCAGTAATCCAACTTTTACCGACTCCTCGGAAGGCTTGGATCTGCAGACGTTTGGGACCGTGTTGAAGGTAATCAGCGATAGCGTATTGTGCTCGGGTAGGAGAGGGTAGATCTAGTTGTCCCCACAACGCTTGAAGAAAGAGCTTAAAATCGTCTTTAAGGGCGGTTAAAGTGTCCATATGATAGGATATACCTAAATATAAAAGGAGGCCCCTTGTAGAGCCTCCCAGGCATCAATCAGCGAGCTTTACTCGTGGTTGAATGTAAGTATTGTGGATCCGTTCAATTTGACCAATACGTGAGTTATTGGCACGTAGTTCTTGTTGAGGATCTTTAGGTCTGATACGCATGGCTGGATCGTATGGAACACGCATCAGTGCTCCAAGATTCAAGGCAGCGTTCTTAGATGGTGCAAACCCGTGAGTCGTTTGCATACGACCGATAGGGTTCTTACCATCAAGGTATTTGATTTTAAGAACTGATAGTAGTTCCTCAAGGGGACTACGTTTTTTATCGGCCATATTTAGTCAGCAAGTTTTAACCAGAATGGAGAGTAGCCCATCATCTCTGGCATTGCTTCATTAGTGCTCCTTTCAATTCCCCCGTACATAGCACTGTTTTTGTTGAAAGCAGATAACGGATTTTGCCCAATAGCTGGCCTACTTGAAGTAGAACGAGAGCTGCTCGGTGGCCTAGACCGTACACCAGCTGCAGCACCACGACGAGTACCAGATGATTTAGTAGGAGGTTTAGTAGGAGGTTTAGTAGGAGGTTTAGTGGGAGGTTTAGTAGAAGGTTTAGTAGAAGGTTTAGTGGGAGGTTTAGTAGTATTAGCAGGCTTAGTAGTTACCGTCGGTTGAGGCATCGGTTCCCCTGTTGCTATTGCTTTTGCTGTCTGTGCGGGTTTAGGTATAAGAGCGACAAATGTTCCCTTTGGAGGAGTCTTACTCTTACTAGATGCCGTGTTGGCAGGTTTAGGTTGCTGGTCCTTCTGACCTAAGACATGTGTACCTTCCTTAAAAGTAAGTTTGTCATCCATAGCGGCGTACAGTGATTTCACATCTGTCTTTCCACCGCTGGCAATATGTTCGGCTACTGCTGCAAGCTGCTCATTACTAGCATTTTGCTTCTCCATGTCAAGGATAATACGATCCAATGCTTCAGCAGTATTAGGATTTATATGTTGGTGAAGACCCCCATATTTACCAAGGTCCGTTCCAAGTAGATAACCTGTGAGCGGATGAACTGCTTGACCTACACGGCCATTTCTAGTAGGCAATCCATCCATATAAAGCCCACCTTCAACCATGCTGCTTAACTTATTGGTCGTAACACCCAGATTGCCCAACGTATACAAGTTAACTGGACGTGGTGTATCTTTAGCAAGGATATTTAGCTTGGCTATTTCATTTGCTTGATCGGTACCACCACGACCAGCCCCCCAGGCACTAGGTATGAAATGACCGTTGTTATGCTTTAACCCAAATAGATCGTTAAATGTTTTGTTTTGTTTAGTTGCTAAATTCCAGGTCTTTTTAGTTCCTTTATTCATTTGATCAGCCGTACCCTCTGAAGAACGTTGATCAATTTGAATCATACTGCCTGGTGAAGCATCATCCCTAACGGCTCGCTGCTTTACACCACTTGGTCCAATATGTCTAGGATCAAGACCAGTTGCCTCCGATATTTGCTCAGTAGTTTTACCTTCACGCCGCATCTGTTTGATGATTGCATTAAGCTCGGCAACACTCCCAATGGCTGGCGAGATATTGCCGTATCTTTGATACTCTTGTAATGTTCCTTCTTGGCCTTCAGGGTTTTTTGCTGCCCAGACATTATTTTTAAGGACTGCTAACTCTCTAGCTTGCCTCCTTGCTGGAGGCATTTCTCGTTTGGCCATTTATACGCATAAAAAAAACCGCCCCTTTCGGAGCGGCTGAAACTACTTAAGTGGACAGGTTACTTATTGTCAGAAACAATCGCTGATTGCTTGTTCTTCTTCTTTTCTTCCTGATTCATGTACCGCTCAGCGATCATTGCCTCTCGACCTGTGGCACGACGTTGGGGTTTCTTCGGTTTGACTTGTTTGTTTTCCTGGGGCTTTGACTTGGTATCAGGCGTATAGCCAGATTCACTTTGTGCGCGACCCCCTTCCACAGAGCTAGTAGATTGACTAATAGTCT